GGATATTCTGAATAGTACACAGGATAGTATCAATGCAAGTAACAATCAAGTTATTGATGCTATAAATGCACTTAGAGCCGATCTGAACGCATTCTACTCAGACGATGAAAAAGAGATAGCACTGTACTTGAACTCAAAGAAAGTGGCTTCAACGCTTGCAAAAGATATGAACAGACAATTAGCAGTATTACAGAAAAGGGGTGCATACTAATGAGTTATCCAGATTATCCAGAGAACAGACTTATCGTAAATGGAGTTGATCTGACTCTCAAATATGGTTTGATTCTTATAGATGGATATAAATTAGATCCCCCTGAAGTGAAAAAATATGAGGTGGATATACCTGGCGGAGACGGTGTTATTGATTTAACAGAGTCTCTGCTGGGCGACTCTGCCTACAAAAACCGGGAGATCGAATTAGAGTTCTACATTATCGATATAGGGCGATTTGAAGATATCATGACAGAAATCAACCGGGAACTGCATGGAAAGTCTTTTGATTTCAAGCTTACAATGGATCCGGAGTATACATATCATGGCAGATTTAAGATATCCGATCAGAAACAGAATGCGTATATGAACGGGCTTGTCGGATACTTCAAAATGACAATTGATGGCAATCCGTACAAGTATAAGAATGACGCTATATATTGTGTGAATGCAGTAGGCGGGAAAACAGTACAGTTTGAAAGCGGACGAAAAAGAGTACGACCAACAATTGAAACTGATGGATTCCTGAAAGTAATATACAACAATAAGCTGTATACCTTGCCTCAGGGTACTTGGACTTTAAACGATGTTATCTTTAAAGAAGGCGTCAATGAAATATATTTCAATTCATACGACGTTAAGAATCTTACATGGGGTCAACTCAAAGAATCAGAGGTTACTTTCGGTGGATTCAAAGATAAACGTCTATATGAATGGTATAAATCAAATGGCGACGGTCATTATGTGATCAGTACATGGGAGACATTATCAGAACAGAATTGGCAGGACCTATATAACAAGACATGGCGAGATCTCATTTATATGGCTGATATAACAGAAAACATCAAAGACGTATATGTAAAGTATAAGGTAGGTGATATTTAATGCCAAATCTGTCAACTAATATGGGGTTTAATCTGTTTTTGGAAAGTGACGTTGTAGACTTCGAGCAGCTCAATGCAAACTTTGAAAAACTGGATAAGATGGTGCTCTGTATAGAAAGCGGAACAAAAACAGCAAGTTATTCAGGTAATACGACTGGTAACGCCACATGGAACTATAAGAAATATTCTGATGGTACTATTGATCTCGACACAGCAATTGGTTTTGATACATTGAAATGTAATCAGGGATCAAAAGCTCCATATTACACAGGGAACTGCAGAGTGTATTTCCCATTTACTATAACCAAGATTGATAACGTACAGATTCATATGACATCTGAGACTAAAGGATGGGTATGCAATCTGACCGGAAAAGATGTGGTAGATTATATTTTATTCAATATTATGGGAATGGAAAGTGAAAGCAATTATGTATTCAAGAAAGTATTCATCAATGTGAAAGGACGGTGGAAATAATGTCTACACTGACAGAACATTTGGAACTGATAAAGCCAGATATTACGGATAACGCATCGCCACAGCCGTTCAATCAGAATATGGACAAACTTGATGCTGAGATAACTGCTCTTAAAACCGATTATGTTGTAGCACATGGGATACAAGGAGTATGGACATATCGTAGATGGGCGAGTGGAATCGCTGAGTGTTGGATCGAAGCGTATAAGCCACCGACAATTCAGTTCAATGAAAGCTGGGGACAGGTACTATGGTCTGCAACCATTGCGTCACCTGGAAATTATCCATTTACTTTTAAATCATCGCCACTTGTAATACCAACATGGGCATCAGCGTCAACATACTCATGTCCTATATGGGCACGACCTGTAAGTGGTGGAAGTTTAACAAGATGTCCTAACTTTCAGGCTATTGACCAAAGAAAGGGTAGCCAGGCAAACACTGTACTCGGCGTATACGTGAAAGGGACGTGGAAATAATGTATTTTGTTAAATACGGAGATGAGTATTTACATGATCCGAGAGTTGGAGATGCACTTCTTATTGATTTGTCTCTGACTGCAGAAGAAAACTCTTTTGGGTACTGTGATTTCACCATGTATCCTACGCACCCAATGTATAGGAAGATAAAAGAGCGTGATGCAGACAATCCAGTAGAAGTATATGACGATGATATTCTTTTGTTTTCTGGATTCATATACGAGCTTGGTACTGAGTTTTATCAGAACGGGAATGTAAAATGTAAGGGTGAACTTGCATATCTTGCGGAGTCTTTAGTTCGTCCGTACTCTACACTTCAAAATGGATTTGGTAAACAGGCTCCCACAGGAGTAGATGAGTATTTTGAATGGCTTATTGCTCAGCATAACGAACAGGTTAAAGAAAATAAGAGATTTACGGTAGGAGTAAATCAGGGAGCAGCTCTTGACAGTAACAATTATATATATCGAGAATCTACTAAATATCCGACCACTTGGAGCGAATTGAGTGAGAAATTACTTGATGACCCAGGTGGTTTTCTTCGTATTAGACATGAAAACTACATACGGTACATTGATTATCTATCAGAATGGACTGATACTAATTCACAGATATTAGACTTCGGTAAAAACCTAACAGACTATACACAGACTGATGATTCCGATAATGTAGTTACATTTGTTGTTCCATTAGGCGCAAAGATGAGTGAAACCGGATACTCATATGACGATGGATACTATAAAACATCCGATACGACTTTTAATAAGGATAAAGAATACTATACGAAGTCTGAAAATGGGTACAGTAAGATTTCAGATAATGTTACTGCATTTGAAAAGGGTGTAACTTATTACGAATATTACGAAACATATGATGAATCTAATTTATCACTCACAATAGCCGGATTAGACGATAAGGAATACGAAACAGATTATCGCAAATCCGGAGATATTATTTATTGTGAATCTGCTGTACAGAAATATGGATGGATAGGAGCCACATACGAGAATACAGACATAACCACAAAAGAAGCGTTAGTTTCCCGTGGAATTTTAAATCTAAAGTCTATGATTTCACCTGTGACAACTATTGAAGTAAAAGCTGTCGATATGCATTTGATTAACCCTGATATAAAGCCAATAAGAATCGGTGAGTATGTCAGAGTAAGATCAAAACCGCATAACCTAGACAGCTATTTTTTATGTACAAATATAGATCTTGACCTTAATGAACCAGCAAACAGTGTCTATACTCTTGGAACAACTTTCGATACGTTAACTGGTCAGCAGAACAAACGAATCAAACTTTTAAACGCTAACATCAATCAGACTTATGAGCAGGCAGAAAAACTGACAGAAAAAGAGAAACAAAACGCTCAAACAGCCGGTGAAGCATTAAAAAAATCTGACAGTGCCGAAAAGAAAGCCGATGCTGCGGTCGTGACATTATACGATGAGTATGCAGTATCTGATAGCACTTCGGATCCTCCACAGGTGGGCTGGGGTACAGACACTCCGGTTTGGAAAGAAGGAACGTTCATCTGGCGAAGAGTAGTCTCGACATACGGTGATGGTCATACAGAAGTTGGATCACCAGCATTGATGACAGGAAACAGCGGTAGTAAAGGTGAAGATGCTGTTACCTTACGAATCGAATCATCAAGAGGAACTGTATTTAAGAACAATTCTGTTGCTACAGTTTTGTCAGTTGTAATTTACAAAGGTTCACAGCGGATTACAAATAGTGCTGGACTGAAATCAGTATTTGGTAATGCTGCTTATTTACAGTGGAAGTGGCAAAGACTGGATGATGAGACTTTCGGTATCATTTCAGCAGGAGATTCAAGGTTCGGAGATAGCGGATTCACGTTCACACTATCACCAGAGGATGTTGATACCAAAGTGACATTTATGTGTGAATTGATGGTTTAAATAGAAGGGAGAAAATTCAAAATGGCAATTAAATCAGCAGATCAAATTACGATCGTTGACGTAACTGATGCATATTCGGTCATGTTGACAAGTGAGGCTTATACCTTTGTTGGCGGGACAAGCGGAGTAGCAGCTGGACAGTCATGTACAACA